AAACACGATTTTCCACGAGTACTGTAAGCTGACCGACAAGCTGGATGGCATCGGACAGCTGGAGCCAGGGATGGCGGTGTTTAAGGTCAAGCCCTGGACGTCGGATGACTCGGACAACCGCTGGTACGGCCAGGAGCCGGGCAACGTGTCCCACATCGGCTACGTCGCCTCCGTCAACCCGCTCCGCATCATCCACGCATCCAGCGCGGCCGGGTGCGTCACAACGGACGACAGCATCGGCAAGTGGAAGTACTGGGGGGAGTTGGCGGCCGTGGAATACTCCGGAGAGCCGGAGCCGTCACCGGAGCCCGGGCCGGATCCAGATCCGGAGCCGGTGCCGGTTGCTCAAAAAATCGTCTGGGCCAAAAACGGGAAGGACGTCAACCTCAGGGTAAAACCGACAGCATCCGCCGCCCTTGTGGATCAGGTGCCTGTGGGGGACTCCGTGGACGTCATCGAGTCAGCGGAGGGCTGGGCGCACATCAAGTGGCGGAAGAAAATCGGTTACATGATGGAGTCGTTCCTGTACGATGAGCTCCCGGATGACCCGACGCCATCAGAGGACAGGCCCACGCTGCGGAAAGGCGACCGGGGGCCCTACGTCCAGCTGGCTCAGACCAAACTCATCCAGCGCGGATACTACTGCGGCACCAAAGGCGCTGACGCGATCTTCGGCACCGGCACGGAAGAGGCCGTCCGCCAGTTCCAGATGGAGCACGGGCAGGCGGCTGACGGCGTGATCGGCCCGAAGACGTGGGAGGCGCTGGACGCATCCGAAAGGCAGCTGTACACCGTGACCATACCAGGATTGCCATATTACCATGCAGAGGCCTTAGTCAAGAACTACCAGGGCGCAAGCATGAGAGAGGAGTGAAGCGGAAAATGGAGCTTTCGGAAATCCTCTCAGTCTGCGGGGTGTCCGGGATCATATCCGGCCTCGTGGGCGTGCTGATCGCGGTGTTTCTAAAACGTCCATTGGAAAAGCGGGTCAAGGACAGCGAAACCGCCAGCGCACGGGTGGAAGCACAGAACACGGCCACAATGCTGGGCGTGCAGGCGCTGCTCCGTGACCGGCTGCTGCAGGCGTTCAACCACTATCTGGCGAAGGGCTGGATCGGCGCCGGCGACCGGGATAATATTGAGAATATGTATACTCAGTACGAAACGCTGGGTCCGAACAACGTGATCAGCGACATATACGACCAGGTCCGGGCGCTGCCGTCCATACCGCCGGAGGCCCAGCCGATGGCGGCCCATGCTGTAGCAAATTAAGGAGGGGAAACCATGAAAATGAGCAACAACGTGTACGATGTCTTAAAATTCATCGCACAGATAGTCCTGCCGGCACTCGCGACCCTGTGGGCCGCCCTGGGTAAAATCTGGGGCTGGCCTTTGGTCACGGAAATCACGGCGACAATCTGTGCGGTCGATACGTTCCTGGGCGCGATCCTGGGGATCAGCTCCGCACAGTACAAAAAGCAACCTCCTGACGAGGTTGGCGGCGGAAAATAATTAATAATGATGACGATACCCTCGGGAGTGATCCCGGGGGTGTTTTTTTGTGCCTTCTGGTCACGGGAACAACTCGGTAGTAGCTCGGTAGTAGACTACTTTTTGGGGCATTTTTTGGGTCGTTTTGCCTGTCGCAAAAATCGACAAAAAAATCCCCGAGGCCTTGATTTGTAAGGCTTCGGGGAAGTGAGCCCGGCGGGATTCGAACCCACGACCTTTTGATTCGTAGTCATGGCAGATATACGGAAAATAAGGGATTGCGGGCTTTTGCTCGGTAGTAGATCGGTAGTTGAGCGGTTTTTCTTAGGTCGAACGAGAACCAAAAAACCATAATTTACATCTACTTCATTGAGTCCACCACGGCCTGCAATTCGTCCAGGTCGGTGGTCTGGTATTTGGTCTGTGTGAAGGTATAATCACTGTGACCGATCAGCCGGGCCTTGTCGATGTCTACACCGTCCGCCTTCTTCAGCTTGTTGCTGAAGGTGTGGCGGGCGGCGTATGGAACCTTGCCCTCTGCGATGCCCAGAGCGGCGCAAATCCGCTTGAATACGCTTTCCCTGAAGTAGTTGTCACTCATGGGACGGAAGCCGGTAAACAGGGGCACAGGGGCCTCCCTGGATGGCCTTGTGAAGCCGTAGAGCGGAAAGAGGAGATCCGTTCCGGGGATGAACAGCCTGGCGCGGATGATGGCTTCGATCTTCTGGTGGACGGGCACCGTGCGGCCGCGTCCGGCCTCCGTCTTCTTGCCCTCGATGATGAACAGCCGGCCGTCGTGTTCGATCACCTGGTCCTTCCGGATCTCCAGCATCTCACCAGGGCGAAAACCAAGATAACAGAGGCAGTAGATGTATTCCGCGTAGCGAAACACGCCGATTGCCTGGCGGATCCGCTCCACCTCGATGTCCGTCAGGGCGTCCCGCTTCACGGACTGGCCCTTCCCGGTGTACAGGGTCTCGGACTCGATCTGCTCCACGATGTGCTTCGACTTCGCGTACTTCCACAGGAGCCCCGCCACGACTTTCATGTTCTGGTGGGTGCGCTTTCCCCGGGGGCAGGCATCCATGCAGGCCTGCAGGTCGTCTGCGGAGATCTGCGTGATCGGCTTGTCTGCCAGCTTACTATAATAGTGGTATGCTGCCCTGTAGCTTGCCATCGTGGACGGATCCACGCGGGGAGAATACCACGGCTCCCAGGCCTCCCATATCTGCTGCAGGGTCATGTCTGCCGGTTTCTTGTCGGAATATTCTGCCTTCAGGATGGGGCAGTACTGCAGCGCCTGGTCACGGGTCCGGAAGCCGCCCTTCGTCTTCTTCACGGGGATCAGCTGCTTTTCGTCGTCATCAGGGTAGCGCCAGTCCACGACAGCCTGGGCGACCCAATACCTGTATTTTTGGCTGTAGTAAGCGCAGCCGGTGCCATTGCCGCGGCTTTTCATGCGGCGCTTTTTTTCATTCATCGGAACCCCACTCCTGCCCGTCATACGGCTCCTGCTCCTGCTGCTGGATGGAGCGGAGCGTGTCCAGAATCTGCTTCTGGTAATATGTGTTCACGATCAGCACCACCAAGATCAGGAAGATCGAGAGGGGCGTTCCTACGGCGATCAGGTCCAGCTTCGGGCTGATGCCTCCGGTGAATGCGATCAGCGTGATAATGACCGCGATGGCGAGGCCCCCGATGATGATGCGCTTCCAGTTAAGACTGCTCATGTGAAAACCTCCTTGTATTCAATGTATGATGGTTCCGTGAGTTCATTGTTGCGGATGTGCCGCTGTTCGTGTTCATAGGCCAGGACGTTCTGCTCCCAGGTGAGGCGGCTGTTTACAACGACAACCGGCTCGCCGTCCTCATCCAGGAAGCAGAAGCCCTTTACACTCGTTGGAAGATTCTGAAGAACAACCCGCTGTTGGTCCATGCCATCGCCTCCATGGGAAGATCATACAGCAGGAGATGATGGATTTTTTCGTCATCCGTCACGCTCCTTTAAGATGCTGGCGGCGACGGCCAGCATGGTCTCGACATCCGCGTGGGACATCTTCCTGGTTCGATCGAACAGGAGACCGAGGCGCGGATCCTGATGGAGGGCCTCCAGACGCTGCTGGTCTTCTGAGCTGAGCGTGGCCGGTTCGTCGTCTCCGGGGACGAACTCCACCGGGCTCATCTGCAGCACCCGGGCCAAGGCGGCGATCTTGTCCCGGCCCATGTTTTTGATCATGCCGTTTTCCCAGCGGCGGACGGTGGACTTCCCGACGCCGACAGCGTCCCCAACCTCTTCAAGGGTTAATCCGAGTTCCTTCCTGCGGATGTACATCTTTTTTCCGATATCACACATTGTCAAACACCCCTTTTCTTGGACATTATATAGGAAGTGTATCTTTTTTGCAACTTTTTTATTTTCTACGCTTGACAAGTACCACTTAGGACACTATACTGTGTGGTGTCGGGAATGCTACAACACAAGAAAGGGGGGAACAAGATGAACACCATCGAGCTGAAGGTCCAGATGACCAGGAAGCAGAAAACAGCCGAACAGCTGTGTGCTACTCTTGGGATCAGCAAAACCGCATGGTATAGGAAAATCGGCGGTGACAGCCAATTCACGCAGGGGGAAATCAATGGACTTCGTCGGGAGCTGGAACTGAACGACCAGCAGGTGATTGCTATTTTTTTTGATGACGAAGTAGCGCAAAAGCCACAAAACGGGAGGTGAGAACATGAAGAACAGCAGCGAAGCGCAGCGCGAAGCCATTGAGGCCCTGAAGGCAAGCAGCGCGGTGACTGTTGGGGCGGACATGATCGCGCCCTGCCTGAAGATGAGCGCCGGCGTCCTGCGGAAGCACGTCCGGGACGGCACCTACACCATCAGCAAGACCGATGTCTGCAGGGGCCGGGTGCGTTTCTTCCGG